ATTAGAATCATATATTATGCCCAATTTTGTTTCCAATTCAGGATCGATTTTTAATTCAGGATGATCAAGTATGGATTGTATTTTTAATGGCTTTTTAAGTATGTTCTCAAATTCTTTTCTTATCCTATTGATGTATTTATAGAAAACATGTTCATCATAAGGTATGCCACCTGCATCATACACTAAAAATCTACCAGAACCCTGATCTCTGTCTGTTCTACTTTTTGGTAATTTTGAATCCCAATAAAAATTTCTTCTAAAATATTCAACAGATTCCATACGCTGCATATCTGGACCCTTATAGCTAACTGTGTCTATATCCGGACTCTGGCCTTGTCTTCTTGGCAACACAATATTCTTACCGTATTTCACATAAGGATCACCATTAACTTTTATTATGCCGCTTTCCTCATCTATATAAAGCTCTTCTCTATGTTTGTTTGCCACTTCTTGGATAGCTTGTTTGGCTTTAGCAGTTGTTTTGTTCCCAACAGGTATAACCATCTTCATGCGATACTGAGAGTTCATGATGTTCCATGCTACTCTACTATCTTCCATTTTTCGCATAAGATAAAAATTCCTCATTAATCGTTCAACATATGCTATTCTATGTGAGCTACCGGGAACTTTATTGTATGCTATGAATATTATGGCATTATCAGAAACATATCTTACTGTGTGTTCTTTCTTTTGTTTCCATATGCGAATACTATCACCACCCTCCACCTTCATCTGGATTGGTATTAATGTTTCAGGTTCAAGTTCTTGGAAACCTTTTATTCTTATAGGAACCTGACCAGTAGCAACTCCTTCGTCATTATTTGTGAAATTGGTAGCCACATGGCCATTGAATTTGCTCATTATACCATTTTTGGGTATATCAAACATGCTTTCATAAATATCTATCAATCCCTCTTTTTTGATCAATTCGGTTTCAGCGGCTTCTAATTTTCTAGCAATGATTTTTAACTCATTGGCTTTTTTAGCTTTGGCTTTTTTATCAATAGGTTCATTGGTTTTATTTTCGAACACTTTCCTGTAGCTACTGGTTGCTAAAACCAATTGTTCATTTAGTGTTCTTGCTGTGTGTTTTAATTCATTTACACGTTTGCCCATTTTTTGCTTATCTTCATATTCAAATATGATTTCATAAGCAATAAATCCTGATGTTGACCAATCTCTAAATTTTTCCCATGCAGAAATACCGTCACCCCACCCTAACAATGAATAAATTCTACCAAAACTATCTCTGATATCTTCTTTGATATCTTCTTTGATAGTCAATGTGCTAACATCAATATCACAAAATTTGCCGTGTTTGTCGTATACTATAGCTTCATCGCATATTTTATCCAGAACATCCTCTACTTCTGTAAATGTCGAAAGTTTCCTAAGTTCTTTTACTTTTTCTTTGTATTTTTTATTGAAATATGGTATATTTTCATAATCAATGTCCTTAGGGATCATCATGGTATACATGTCATCATTCTCAGATTCACCCTTACCTAATAATTTCCGATTTTTGCCAGCCACGGTTGAAAAATCAATCCCTATATCACTCACAGACCTCACGTATGAAGGGATATCTGAAATCATTGTCATCATGTCTGTTATGTACTTCGTAACCTGATTGGCCATATTTTCTTTTATTTATTACTAATATTAATTATGAAAACTAAGGGAAGTTTTACACGATAAATAAAAGAAAATGCTAATACTTCCATCTGAACGTATAATAGAAGAGACCAAAGATGTAACCATGTCAACGGTTGTATATAGAAATCAGAAATGGTTCGAGGAAGGATATGTGACTAGAATATCAGACCCATTGGAGCCAAATTTCAAAACATTACCATTAGAAATAGGCAAGATGTATTCATTTGCTTATGATCCCATATACAAAGATCAGTTGGATTTTTATGATTTCATGCCTATAAATCTCATATTAGGATATACAATAACCAAAAAAGGTCGCTTAAATCCATATGGTATAAATTTAAGTTACATACCACCCAAGACAAGAACGGCTGTATTGGATGTCATAGTGAAAACATTCAGAACACAGTACATAAATCCCAATATAACCAGAATATCAGAGGAAAATTTCAATCTCAAAAGATTGCCCATGACTTATGATATAGCTAAAAAAATATTACATAATTCAGGATTCGAATTTGCTATAAGATCATATAGGTATAGTAATATTGGCAGCAAGCCGAGAATTATAACATATGAAGACTGGTGGAAACCTTGCACTTTTACCTCAAAATTTATTAAGGAAATGAATATCAGGGGTATATACTATAGATATAAAAGAAATCTTGATGATAAATATAGAATTGGACAAAAGGATAAACCAGTTGATATAAAGAAAACCAAAGTTAAAGATATTAAAGAATATATAAAAAAACGAGATAATAAGTAATAATACCCGACAAGCAATTTCACCGATTGTGCCATGGTAACACATGGCACAATATGTATTTAAATACCAACAAGAAACTCATCATGTATTGACATATTATTTTCATATGAATTTAAACGATAAAAGAAATTTAAAAACAAGAAGGACTAAGTTGGCAGATATGCCAATAGGTTCCAGATTCATGATGCATGGTCATTCATCCCTCATGATAGCTACTGATATGGTACAATCATCAAAATCTGGTAGAATGAGATTGGTGGTATCAGAGAATGGATTATCTGAATGGGTAAAAGAAACAGAAATATTCACAAGAATGCCAAATACGGTAATTTATGAATTCTCTGGATTATCAAATAAAATAGTAAAAGGATACATAGATGAAGTTGCTAACGAATCAAAAACTCATGATGGTTTATCAAGTTCCACAAAAATATCATCACCTTTGGTCATAGAATGCCTAAATAAATCAATAGTTGAGGTAATGGTAAATTATATAAATAATGAGGTGCTTGGTGATGATCCCATATCAAAATTCGATGCTAGAAACACAACATTATTGCAATTTGCTGAGCATATGGATAAAGATAAACTACTTAAATATGAAGGATTTGGTACTATGAGTATGGAAAAAATTTATAGATTATTGGAAAAAGTTGGTGCTATATCAACTATTTTATAAAAACATTTATTTTTTTGGATGAACCTTTGTCATCTTCAACTATTATATCTATAAATGCTAGATCACGCTTTACTCCTTTAGCAAATTTGACACTTACTTTGGTTCTGAAAATCTGTGAAAAAGTACAGTAAGTAAATATGACATCTCTTATTTTTTTCTGTAATCTATCACCACTTAAATTCATTTCATATATATACCTTTCAAGATCGATTGCCATATCCTCGGCTCCCATTATTGATCCCGGTTCTGGAGAAAAAACATTTTTTATTTGTTGTAGATATGCATCGAATTCATTGGATATCTCCAATTGGTCTTCATTGTAATCAACATCACCCGGTATTTTAGTATAAACCTCTATCATTAATATTGAAATTCTGGTTTTGTATAATTTGATGTCTTACCTAAATTGAATTTTAGATTAAATTCATTGAATTTTATTGGTACCCTAAAATCTCTTGATAATATACCTCTATCTTGTTTTGTGAAATCAATTGGAGGTACTTCTCCTATTCTTATTTTGCTATATACAAGACTTATGATTGCATTACCATAATCATCAAGAATATGCATATACAATGGTGGCATAAATTGGTTTTCATCATCATGATCCAAAAAAGCAAGCATTTGCTTGTACATTATTATCCAGTTTAGAAAACTACCTTTTAATTTAAATGATAAGTCAAGTGATTTAGTAACACTTTCTTTTGGCAACATTGATCCTTTAAATGTTTTTGTTTTGCCGAAAGAATGTGTTTGTTCTTTCGATCCTTCATCTTTTAATCCCGGTAATATACCATTTATTATGGTGGAATTCATATATGCTTCCAAGGAATCATATGGTAAATCCATCTGTTTAAGTGCTGGCCACAATTCATCCACCACAGAAGGATAAAACCAATTTGGTGGTATGAAAAATTTGAATGCGTTGTATATAGGATCAGATAATGGCATAAATTAAGGTATTGGGTTGGCACTCAAAACAACTACAGCACCAGTACTATCTTTTGATACAAAATGTCCTGTTGTGGAATCTATAAATAA